ATGAAAAAACCATAATTCGCAAAAGTGTAACTTTGACTAAAGTCTTGTGGAATGAAGGGTACAGGAAAATAGATGATACTATTGACTTGCCTTTACAAGATGGGTCAATTTAGGTTGTTTTTTCTTGGTTCATAACGGTTCTCCCTAGCCCTAAAAAGCTGGGGAGTTTTGCTTATATTTGTATTTAGATATACTAATGGTTACGGAGGTGCATTTCTATGCTGCCTCCCTTTTTTTGCCCTTTAGTCAAGTTATAACTTTACTTATTTGCGTAGTACTACTACTAACATTTAACATATTTTGTTACAAATACCTATAAATCAGTAGCATATTTGCCCTAATCACATTACAACATTTTACATATTGCACCCTAACTATGTTACCAATTTGGTTACAAAAGTTCTCTAATAGTAAACTTATCAATCAAAAAAGTTACCCAATAAGGCAACTTTGAGCCGTAAATGACTATAATCGGCTCATTTTAGACTGATAAATACCTTTAACATAACTTTAACTAAAATAATTTAAATAATTTTTGGTTAGTAATGTAATCTTTGTTTATCTTTGTGAAACAAAAGGGAATTAACCCAATTGCAAAAACCATTAATTATGACAACAATTACAAATCTTACACAAAAAGAACAAGTTATTTTAAAAAATGTATGCTCACTTCAAATTGAAGATGGACTTTCAGAATATAACGAAGTAAGTACTGCAAGTGAAAAAGGAATTTTAGGTTCATTAGTTAAAAAGGGATTAGTTTATAATTGCCACGAAGGAGAATCATTTTATATGTATTGCTTAACAACTGAAGGACTTGAACTTTGTAAAGAATTAGGGTTTGATACAACTCACATACATTTTTTTAATTTATAATTAACCCTCAAAGGTAGGGATGCGACTACTCAACGCATATTTTAAATAACCCAAAAACCATAGTATGAAAACACTATTAAGCCTTAACACAAATTTCTATCCCTACAATGGGAACTTTATCCCACAAGCTGGTGATAACATTTTCTTAGACTATTCAATAGAAGATACTAAGTTCTTCGTAGTAAAGTTTAGGACTATTGACCTTGCAAACAATCAAATCATTATCTCAATTGAAAAAATCTAAATTATGACAGACCAACAAAACAAGAATTTTCAGGCAATCGTTATTTTAATCTTTGTCTTTATTGTAACAGGAATCTTACAAAACATTTAACCTTATGAAAACAGAAAAAAAAGAAGTAGTCTGCATTAGGCTACCAGAATCAATCAAAAAGAAAGTAGATGCCGAAGCTAAAAAGATGTACTTAGCACCAAGCAAATTAGTATCAATTATCGTACAAAAATATTACGAATCTAAAAACTAAACTATGCAACCATTAATCTATCAAGGAAAACAACTAAAACTACACCAGAGAGCAACTTGCCTACTAGAACTCTTAAAGAAGGCTCAAGCAAGGCAATCTAGTATTGAATCAGACCTAACTAAATGGAGGGCAGCAACTTGGGATAACCCTATCAAACTAATGAACAAGTACGAAGATGACTACCTTATTAAGATTGCTAGGATGAACCAAATACAAAAGCGAATCTTAAAGTCTTATCACTTCCTGATACTGGACCTATACGAGATTACCGAAGATTTTATGTTACCTATAAACCTTTTACACTTTTAATATGACATACATAGACAATAGCAAGTTCCAATTGCAAAGAGAAATATACATTCTAGAAGTAGAGAATGAGATGCTAAGAAACCAAATTATTAAACTTAAAATAGAAAAGAATGAATTACTGGTCAATACCAAGTCAAAAGGAGAGCAGACTGACAACGAAGGAAATGATAAGGTATTCTGAAACAATTATAGACAAGATTGCAGAATATTACAAGATACTACCAAAGGATATTAAAGGAAAAAGCCGTAAAAGGCACTTTGTAAAAGCAAGATTTATAGCAATGTATTGTATAAAAAATAACACAACTTTAACATTAAAGACAATTGCAGATATGGTAGGCAGAGACCACACTACGATTATCCACTCTTTAAAGACAATACAAAACACTTTAGACTTGCATTACGATACCGATTTAAAGGATGAATTAAACGAAATAAAAAGATTAATATAAATTTTTGTTATTCACAAAATAGTCTTATTTTTAATTATTATTTACCAAAAAACCATAGTATGATTAACTTACAAACAAACTCACTTATCAACATTTACAAGGCTTTAGCATCCTTTCAACAGGACTGCCCTGTAATTCACAAAGGGACAACAGGTCATAATTACACCTATGCCGACTTCCCTACAATTCTTGAAGTAATTAATCCGATACTCAAGAAGCACAATCTAGGATTTACCCAGCTTCTTATTGAGGATGGATTAAAGACAATTATTTTTCACACTATTAGTGGAGAATCAATTGAGTCTAATGCAACCATTCCACAAATTACTCTTAGAGGTATGAACGAGTATCAATCATTTGGAAGTGGAATTACCTATTACAGGAGATATGCCCTATCTGCTGCTCTTGGCTTAGTAACTGATAAAGATACCGATGCCTCTGGAGAGAAAGCTGCCTCAGTATTTATTAAGAAACACAAGTCAATACTTGATTTGACATTAGCTATTGATATGTGCGAAAACTTAAATGAATTATCTAAACTGCATTCTTTAAATAAGGATTTAATGAATGAAGGGATAACTGCATTATTTACATCTAAAAAATCTAAATTATGATTGACCAAAAACTAATAAAATTAAGAGACTTGGTTTCTTATTGGGAATGGAAATCTAGTTCTTGCCATAAGTTTTGGGTAAAAGAAACCTATCAGGAACTTAAAAAGGCAAGACAAAACCTAAAGGAATATAAGTCTAAACATTACCCATCAACCCCATTATTAACCCAGCCTAAGCCATTCTTAAGGATGAATGATTGGACTGAAAACTATGAAAACTATGCCGATTAGTACTTGCTGCGGAGCAGAAACCGATATGCATGAAATAGGCATTTGTCCTGAATGTTTAGAGCATTGCGACTGGGAGGAAGAAGATGAAGAAGAAATCGCAAAGGATATAGATGCAGAAAATAAAATTGAGGAAGAACAAATTAATAAACAAAACAAATAAAAATGGAAAAGAAACAAAACTATGGTGCTTGGAAAAAAACAACATCAAAAGGAGAAGTAATTGAATTTACGATTGAGGACAAACGCTACTCAATGTGGTTAAATCAATACAAGAAGCCTGAATCAAAGGAGCCAGATTACAAGATTTATCCTAATGATTACAAGCCTAAAGCCGAAAATAAAATGGAGTATGCAACTCCAGTAAACCAACAAGAAAGCGAAGATGACCTTCCTTTTTAGTAAAAATTAGCTTATCTTTGTATCAGAATGTTGCAGATTCTATTCTAAACTCATTGCCCAAAGATGCGTTGGTACTGCAACTACCAGCAATTCCGAGGGCTTTTTTATTTTATGAAGAATAATTCTTATTATTTCAGCCACGATTATAACGCTGCAAATGATACAAAAGTCCTTTTTTTAAGGCATCAATTAGGGATGGAGGGTTATGGTATTTATTGGTTTTTAATTGAACAATTAGCAAATGCAGGAGGTAAATTACCCCTAGAATTAATCCCAGTTCTAGCTATGCAGATGCATTGCACAGATGTAAAGGTCAATGGAGTACTTATGAATTTTGGATTATTTACTATTGATTCAGGAGAATTTTGGTCTGAAAGGTTACAAAATCATTTAGAATTAAGGCTAAAACTAAGTGAAAGTGGGAAAACAGGAGCAAATAATAGGTGGGGTAATAGGGTGGCTATTGGGGAGGGTAATGCAAAGGAAAGAAAAGAAAAGGAAATAAAAGGAAAAGAAAGTAAAGTAAATATAATAGATGATTCTTTTGAGGAATGGTGGTTTAGTTATGATAAAAAAACAGGGAAAGAAAAAGCATTTAATAAATGGAAAATTTTATTACCTCAAGAAAAGGATTTAGCTTTAAGCGTAGTACATAAATATGTACAATCAACTCCTGATAAACAATGGAGAAAAGACCCTACAACCTATCTTAACAGTAAATCTTTTAACGATGAAATTATTGAACGAACTATTAGTACAAAACTTAGCTACGCAGAACTTGAATGGGAACGACTTAAAAATCTTGGATAAGGATGAATTAAAGGTTTATAAGGCTATGGAATCTATGCACATAGGAAAATGCTCAAGGATAGAGGTTACAGAGCATCTAAAGACCTGTATTGCTTTGAGTGGGATGCAAGTACCAACAAACCAAATATTTAATCTATGCGTTTCGTTTACAATAGAATCTTACGGACAATACAAACTAAAGGAACTAGGAGTAGCATTTAAGATGTTTGCAGAGGATAAGTTTACTATTGGCAATCATATAAACTTTAGCCCTAAGTTAATTGGTGAGGTAATGAATGCCTATAAGAAGATAGCAGTACAAGTAAGAAACAAAACAATTGAAGAACCTAAACAAATAGTTATGCAAGTAGATGAAGAACAAGTAATGAGAGAGGAAGCCGAGTATTGGAAAACATCTAAGAAAGACTGGAGATTCCTAAACTATCAATGCTTTGATTATCTATGGAAAAGAAAACTACTAAATATAAGCACAGAGAAAGCTGAGTACATAAAATCTAAAGTAAAAGCCTATCATTTGGCACAGGCTAAGAAACCAGAGGATATGATGGTAGATGAGGAAACTATGAGGCAACAATGCAAAAAATATTCCCTTAAACTTTATTACGATAACGAACTATGAAAATATTAATAGCCTGTGAGGAATCTCAAGCAGTAACCAAAGAATTTAGGGCATTAGGACACGATGCTTATTCTTGCGATATTTTACCTTGTAGTGGTGGACATCCGGAATGGCATTTGCAAGGAGATGTATTTAAATATATAAATCAAGGTTGGGATTTAATGATAGCACATCCACCTTGTACTTACCTATCTGTAAGTGGAGCTAGACATTTATATAATAAAGATAAAACACCAAATATAGAAAGGTACAAAAACCAAGCAGAGGCATTAGATTTTGTAAAAAAATTAATGGAAGTTAATATAGAAAAAATTGCTATTGAAAACCCAATTAGTGTTATTAGCAGCCATATAAGAAAGCCAGACCAAATAATACAACCATATATGTTTGGAGACTCTGCTAGTAAATCAACTTGTTTATGGCTTAAAGGATTGCCAAAACTTAAACCAACTAATATAGTTGATAAAGGAGAATTTATGGAATGGGTTGATAAAAAAACAAATAAAGTAAAAAGACAAGCACTATGGTATTATCAAGCATTACAACAAGCTAAAACATCACAAGAAAGGAGAACATTAAGAAGTAAAACATTTAAAGGTATAGCAGAAGCAATGGCTAATCAATGGTCTAATAATTATACAATGCAAAATAAATTATTCTAATGGAAACTTTTATACCTATGCAAGATGTGCTTATCAGGATTAAGTACCATCCAGATATAAGCAAACAAGAAAAGGAACAATTTAAAGAAGCCATAAAAGGAATCTATATAACTGATAAAGGCAAAGAAAAGATGAATAAACCTAAAAAATATCAACCTAAATGAAATATTCATCAAGTTTTAGCCACGATTTAAACTTTGGCGAAAAGGCTGAAGATTGGCTTAATAATTTATTTAATAGTGGTAAACTTATTGAGGTAAAGAGTGATAGGCTTATTCATAAAACAGGTAATCTATTTATTGAATATAGGTCAAGAAATAAACCAAGTGGACTATCTACTACAACTGCTAATTATTGGATATATAGAATGGATGCACTTGATTCTGCTATTTTATTACCAACAGAAGGCTTAAAAGATGTTTGCAGAACATACTGGAAGAACAATGAATTTATTATGAAAGGAGGAGATAACAATACATCTGAAGGCTTTTTAATCCCATTGAAAAGATTATTAAATGATTTAGCATTAATTAACCAAAACAAATAACCTATGAAAGAAACACTAGGAATGATTAAATTCTTTTTTATCTCAGTTCCAGTATTCCTTTGTGTTTACTGCTCTGTAATGATTTACATAGAAATAAAAGAATACATCCAAAAATATGAGTAAGATAAGAGGACACGAGAACGCACAACCAATAAGATTAATATTTATAGATACAAAAGAGGAAATAGAATTTAAGTCAGTAGCCTACGCAAAAAGAGTAACAGGAGTAAATGAGTACCAAATAAAGGAAAGTCTTAACCCACTAAAAAAGAAGCGATTTGAATACCAAAATAGGCAAATAGCGTTTCGTATCAAGAAATAATCTAATTTTGTGCTATGGCATTACAAACCATTCCAAAACTTACAGGAAAGACGCAAACAATTTTTAATCGTTATATACGACAAAGAGATAGTCAAAATGGTTACTTTACTTGCATATCGTGTGGCTCTACTAAAGATACATCCCAAATGGATGCAGGTCATTATGTGCCTGTCAAGAATAGTTCAGCTTTAAGATTTGATGAGTATAATGTAAACGGAGAGTGCAAGGCTTGTAATGGATTTGACCAATTCCACCTGATAGGATATAGAAAAAACCTAATAGATAAGATAGGCGAAAGAATGGTTTTACATTTAGAAAGTCAGTCTAGACTTATAAAGAAATGGACTAGAACAGAGTTAAACGAAATAAACGAAAAGTATGGCGAAATTAACAAATAGTGGTAAAACCAGCTTTGGCAAAAGAAAGTGTGGCAAGTACAAAAAGACAAATGGTCCTAAAGACAAACCTACTAAACCTTATAACCGACAAGGCAGATGCTAATACAAGAAATAAAATCAAATCCTAATAATCCTAGATTAATTAAGGACCATAAGTTTAAGCAACTTGTAAAGTCTATTCAGGACTTCCCACAAATGCTAGAACTTAGACCTATTGTAATAGATGAAAACAATATGGTTTTAGGTGGCAATATGAGACTTAAGGCTTGTCTTGAGGCTGGGTTAACTGATGTTCCTGTAATACACGCAAATAATCTAAGCGAGGAAAAGAAGAAAGAGTTTATTGTAAAAGATAATGTAGGCTATGGAGAATGGGATTGGGATGACCTAGCTAATAACTGGGATGCCTTAGAACTAACCGAATGGGGTTTAGATATACCAAACTTTGATGCAGAGGTGCTAGAGGCACAAGAAGATAACTTTGCAGCACCAGAGGGAGGAATTGAAACAGATATTGTCTTAGGAGATTTATTTGAGATAGGCGAACACAGGTTGCTATGTGGCAATAGTATAGATAGCGACCAAGTGGCTAAATTATTAAATGGTAATAAAGCTGACATGTTATTTACAGACCCACCATATAATGTAGGTTTTAATGGTAGGAGTGGCAAATTTGATGTAATTGAAAATGATGACTTAAAAACGGAAGACTTTGATAAGTTTATAGAAGAGTTTGCTCAAACTGTACATACACTACAAATACCTATAAAGTATATATGGTGTAATTGGAAGTTTTATGGCACACTACAAAAACACTTTGAATTAAATGCTTGTATAGTATGGGCTAAAAATGTATTTGGTTTAGGTAGAGGTTATAGACACCAACACGAATTTTGCTTCTTTGAAGGTAAGTTAGATGAAGGAATTAATAACGAAAGCGATTTATGGGAAATAAAGAAGGATAGTAAATATATGCATCCAACACAAAAGCCAATAGAATTATCGGCTCGTGCTTTAGGTAACCATAAACAAGCAAAAAATATACTTGATTTATTTGGGGGTAGTGGTTCTACTTTAGCAGGTATTCATCAACTAAATAGAACTGGGTTTATTATGGAACTAGACCCAAAATACTGCCAAGTTATTGTTGACCGAATGAAGAAACTTGACCCATCATTGATAATCAAGAAGAATGGGGTAACTTTGCCTTAACAGGCTAAAATCAGGCGATATGGCAATACCAAATCAAGAAATAGGGCAATTTAAGAAAGGGGAATCAGGCAACCCAGCAGGGCGACCTAAAGGCGTTCCAAATAGCAAGACCAGATTGCTAAGATTATTAGAATTAGTGCAAGTAAAGACCAACCCAATTACAGGAGAGAAGGAGGAGTTTACTGTTGCAGAGCAATTAGATATGATGGTACTACAAAAGGCATTCAAAGGGGATTTAAAGGCATATCAGGAAATACTTGACCGATTAGAAGGCAGAGCAAAACAAACAACGGATTTAAACGCAAACATTCAAGGCAGCGTTCAAATAACAATACAACAAGATGACCGATGCAAACCAATTGAAGATTAATGCAACACCTGTATTCTTTGCCAACAAAAAAGCGTATGAAGGAAACTATCCAGTTATATGCAATGAGGGTGGCACTCGTTCTTCAAAGTCTTATTCAATAGTTCAATTACTTATTGAGATAGCTTACAACAATCCTAAGACTAGAATATCAATAGTATCTCATTCACTTCCACATATTAAAAGAGGGGTTTACAGAGACTTTAAAAGCATAATGGAGAATTGGGGTTTATGGTCAGACAATGACTTTAGCTTTTCCGATTTTATATACACTTATCCTAATGGGTCTTACATAGAACTATTTGGCTTAGAGGATGAAAGCAAGGCAAGAGGACCAGCAAGAGATGTATTATTCATTAACGAGGCAAACTTAATTAAGCGTACATTATACGACCAATTACTAATGAGAACAACAGGGAAGGTATTCTTAGACTGGAATCCTGCTGACTTTGTTAATTGGGTATATGAGATAGCTGACAACCCTGAAAACAAACGCATACATTCTACCTATCTAAACAACCTACCAAACCTATCCGAATCACAAATAAAAAACATTGAGCAATATCAAAACCTTCCTGATGACTTTATGTGGAAAGTTTATGGATTAGGAGAAAGAGGAGCAGCAAAAGAATTAATTTATACTCAATGGAAACAATATGATACTGCACCTGAAGGAGATGTATTCTATGGATTAGACTTTGGTTATGTGCATCCAGCAGCACTTATAAAGGTTACCCATTACGAAGGAGAGAACTACTTTGAGGAAATAATTTACCAAAGTGGGCTGACCTTATCCGACCTTACAAGATTAATAAAAGAGAAAGTACCAGAGAGAGCAACCATATACGCAGATGCAGCCGAACCTAAATCAATAGAAGAACTTTACCGACAAGGATTTAATATTAAACCTGCTCAAAAAGATGTATGGGCAGGAATAGTTAAAATGAAATCTTATCCTATAAACATTCACTTTTATAGCAAAAACCTTAAAAGAGAGTTTATGTCTTATAAATGGAAAAAGGATAAAAACGATAATGTGATAGAAGAACCAGTAAAAGCAAATGATGATGCTTTGGATGCTTCTAGGTATGCAGTATTTACTCATTTAACTAAACCTAAATTTCAAGTAAGTGTATTTTGATGTAAAAATCATAACTTTGTTTAAATTCTAATAATATGGCATTTTTTGACTTCTTAACTAAAAAGAAGATAAACACTCTATTACCTAATATTCCTTTTGATACAA